AACAATTTATGGCTGTGCCAAGTGCTGCTCGCGCTCGCAATATAATTTGTTCAACAATTGGATCATTACCAATTGAAACTTATAATCATTTTACAAAAGAGCATGTTCGACCAACAAGATCAATCATGCAGCCAGATCCAAGAATTGCAGGATCAGCAATCTATGCTTGGTTGTGCGAGGATTTACTTTTAAGAGGCGTGGCTTATGGACAGGTTCTCGACCAATACTCAAGCAGCGATGGTGCTCGAATTAGAGCATGGACAAGAATTTCTCCTGATCGTGTAACTTACAAAACAAATGTTCAGCAAACTGAAATCATTAGTTACAAAATTGATGGACTTGATATTCCTGTGAGTGGTGTAGGTTCGATCATAGTTTTTTCAGGTTTGGATGAAGGTGTATTAAATCGCGCAGGTCGCACAATTAGAGCTGCATTAGAATTAGAAAAAGCGGCTGAATTATACGCCAAAGAGCCAGTTCCTACAATGGTGTTAAAATCAAATGGCACAAATTTAACTCCTGAAAGAATTAGCAGATTATTAGAAAGTTGGAAAGCCAGCAGATCAACAAGAGCAACTGCATTCTTAAATGCTGATGTTGAATTGCAAGCATTAGGATTTGATCCACAAAAATTACAATTAAATGAGGCACGCCAATATCTTGCAACTGAAATTGCTAGAGCTGTGGGAATACCAGCATCATTCTTATCTGCTGAAACTACTAGCATGACTTATAGCACAACTGTTATGGAAAGAAAAGCCCTTATTGATTTCAGTTTAAGAAACATAATCACACCATTGGAGCAAAGATTATCCGCTGTAGATTTTGTGCCAAATGGCATTGAAGTTAAATTTGACATTGACGATTTCTTGCGTGGATCAGCTTTAGAGCGTGCGCAAGTTTATGAAATCCTAAACCGCATTGGCGCGATGAGTGTCGAGCAAATACAAGAGGAGGAGGACTTAATCCGATGAAGATTAATTTCCCAGTTACATTAACCGCTGCCGACAATCGCAAGCGAACAATCTCAGGCACAATTGTTACTTGGGGCGAGCGCGGAAATACATCAGCAGGAGCAACAGTATTTGAAAAAGGCTCAATTGATTTTTCAAAACCAGTAAAATTGCTATTAGAGCATGATCGAACTCGACCAATTGGTAAATTGATGGACATTACAGCTGATGATGCGGGTATTGAAGCCACATTTAAAATCGCTGGAACTATTGCTGGCGATGATTCATTATTAGAAGCAGCTGAGGGATTACGCGATGGATTTAGCGTTGGAGTAATGGTTGATGACTGGAAAAACAAAGATGGAGTCATGTCAATCAAAGCAGCTAAATTAATTGAGGTTAGTTTAGTAACAGATCCAGCAATCGATAGTGCAAGAGTTGCAGATGTTGCAGCAACTGAAACACCAACAGAGAATTCCGAAGCAACCGCTGAGGATAAAACAACACAGGAGGAAAAAGTGTCTGATATAACATCAGAAGCTCCTATCGCCACCGAAGCGGTAGAAGCTGCTCAATCCGAGCCTGTGGCAGTATCAGCAACTCAACCAGTTGCTTACACAAAGCCACGCTCACCAATTACCAACAAAGCAACCTATTTGGAGCACTCAGTTCGCGCTGCATTAGGAAATGACGAAAGCAGAATGTATGTTCGCGCTGCTGATGACACAACATCAAACAACGCAGGTCTAATCCCAACTCGTCAATTAACTGAGATCATTAACCCATTATCAAATGCTAATCGCCCAGCAATTGACTCAATCACAACTGGCGTTCTACCAGATGCAGGAATGACTTTTGAAATTCCTAAGATCACAGCTGTTCCAGCAGTAGCAGAAGTTGCTGAGGAAGGCGCAATTGGCGAAACCGGAATGACATCATCATTCTTGACTGTAAATGTTAAGAAGTATGCTGGCGGACAGGAATTCACAGTTGAGCTATTAGATCGCAGCTCTCCAGTATTTTTTGATGTATTAGTTGCAGAGATGGAGAAGGCTTACGCCTATGCAACAAATAACGCAGTTCTAAACGCATTAATTGCAGGTGGAACTGATGGCGGAAACCGCACAATGTCAAATGTCAATTTCCAAGATTTCATTTCTGATTCTGCTGTCAGCATTTATGGCAACACACTTGGATTTGCACAAAACTTAATTGCATCAACAGGTCAATGGGGTGCAATTATGAATTTGGTAGATGGAAACAACCTACCTCTTTACACCAATGTCATCAACCCACAGAATCGTGGTGGAGGCGTAACTCCTGGCTCAATTGGTGGAAATGTGCTTGGACTTAACTTCCGCGTTGATCGTGGACTTGGATCTGGAGTTGGCGATGACACATTAATCGTTGTAAATCCAGAGTCTTACCAATGGTTCGAATCACCACGCTATCGCCTAGAAACTGCACTTAACCAAACAACTGGCAAGATCACAGTTGCTTACTATGGTTATGGTGCAATTGCAACTAAGGTCGGTGCTGGTGCTTACCTATGGAAAGTTGCTTAATTAAGTAATTAACTGAGTGCCTATGGTTGCTCCCGATCATAGGCATCCTTTAATGGGAGTAAGGAGATGACATGCCAACTATTATCACAGCTACACAGTTGCGATCTGTGCTTGGCGTGTCATCTGCCTTGTATGACGACACTTACCTAAATCAAGTTATTGACACAGCAGAAACAGTTATTTTGCCAATGCTAGTTACATTTAAAGCACCAATCGAGAAGGTATCGCTGACAGATAATGTCGCTACTTTCACTACACTAGGAATACATGAATTTACGGAAGGACAATCAGTTGTCATCACAGGATGCGGATCGCCTTACAACGGAACAAGAGTTGTGCTGGCAGATAATCTTGGACAATATACCTTTTCGCAATCGATCACTAATGCCGACATACTCGAGGCTAATGTCATCCCATCCGGAGTTGCTGCCCTTTCTGGCGGATCAACTTATGTTGGAAATGCAGCTGTTCAATCAGCCGTCTATACAGTTTCAGTCGAAGTTTTCCAAGCAAGACTTGCCGGTGGAGGACAAATTGAAGGAGTAGATTTTACAGCTACACCTTTCAGAATGGGTAGATCATTATTTAACAAATGTGTTGGATTACTTGGCTCATATATTGACACCGAAAGCATGGCTCAATAAATGCCTAATGAAACAATCCTTCAACAGATTCGCACACCTTTAGCGAGTGCATTAGCCACCGTTGCAGGAAATGTTTATGCATTTGTGCCTGAAACAGTTATTCCTCCAGCAGTAGTAGTTGTTCCAGATAGCCCATATCTAGAATTTGAAACGATTAGCAAATCAAACATTCGCGCAAAGATTAATTTTACGATTTCAGTTGCAGTTGCATATAACAGCAATCCTGCATCGCTCGACAATATCGAGCAATTGATAATAAGTGTTCTGGCAGTAATTCCAGTTGGATATATTGTCAGCTCGGTTGAAAGACCGACAGTTACCCAAGTTGGTGCATCAACGCTGCTTATCGCAGATGTTCGAGTATCTACCTACTACACGCAAACAATATAAGGAGAAATCATGGCAACAGTCGTAATTACCGGTCGTGATGTTGGTTTATCTTTCACAGGTGGAACAGATATTCAAGCACAAGCGACCAATGCAGTATTAACAAAAGTAAATGAGCGTCAGGTGTATCAGACACTTGAGGGCGAGGCTTACAAAACCACAAATATTTCAGGAACATTCCAATTGGATATGTTGGCTGACTGGGGCAAAGCAAACTCAGTTTGTGAGGCTCTATGGACTGCTGCTGAAACAGCACCAGATACAGATATCAGCATGACACTTACAGCTGCATCAGGAGCGCAATTTGTGTTTCCAGTAAAGCCAGAGTTTCCAACTGCTGGTGGTGGAGGAATTGATGCACAGGAAGTATCATTCACATTTACAGTATCTAAAGGCGCAGTAACCGAAACCTTTAGTTAAAAAATAAAACGGGAGCAAACAATGAAGTTACCAATTACAATTGAATATAACTCAGGCGAGCAAGCAACATATATTGCCCAACCGCCTGAGTGGGCTAAGTGGGAAAAATCAACTGGTCATACTATAAGCCAAGCAAAAGAAAAACTTGGAATGTGGGATCTGATGTTTTTAGCATACAACGCACACAAGCGTGAAGCTGCTGGAAAACCAGTTAAACCATTTGAGGCTTGGATGGAAACTATTGCCGATGTAATAGTCGGTGATGCAGACCCAAAAGTCATCCAGCAGGAAGCCTAAACAGATTATTGGTTGAGTTGGCAATTGCCACACAAATACCAATGAGTGAATGGGTTGATGCAGACGACATATTGACAGCGATAGAGATATTGGAGGCGAGGTATGGCAAGTGAAACCATTGCTTACAGTCGCAATGACATACGCGATATTCTCAAGGCTTTCAAAGTTATGGATGATCAAGCGACTGAGGAAGCAAGAATTCAATCTGCTGCTCTGGCGACATACGCAGCTGAGGAAATTAAAACAGCAGCTAGAGGTCGAACAAAATCAGGCAAGGTTGCGCAGAGAGTTGCAGACGGCGTTAGTATTTCAAAGTCCAGCAAAATCGGTGAGTTCAAATATGGTTTCGCACGACAGAAATTTTCAGGTGGGGCTAACACGCAAACCTTATGGGGTGGTGTTGAGTTTGGATCTAATAAGTTCAAACAGTTCCCTGCATATTCAGGACGACAAGGCAGAGGTTCGCGTGGGTGGTTTATCTATCCAACGCTTCGCAGAATTCAGCCTGAATTGATTAGCAAGTGGGAAGCGGCATACAATCGCATTTTAGATAAGTGGGCATAAGTGGCAAGAGATACCAGAACCCTATCGCTTAAGATCCTTGCGGATATTGATGATCTTAAGAATAAATTAAATCAAGCTGACAATGCCGTTGAAACTAACAGCGAAAAGATTTCAGCATTTGGAAAGAAGGCTGCTGCTGCATTTGCGGTTGCTGCTGCTGCTGCCGTTGCTTATGGCACTAAATTAGCCGTTGATGGGGTCAAGGCTGCAAT